CAAATGAAGTACCACTACCAATATTGAAATTGCTATTTGAAGCAAATGATGAAGTAGTAACCCAAGATCCTGTTACTTTAGGATGGATTGAAATTGATGAAGTATATAATTCACCTCCTAAAGCTGCTCTAAATGCTAAAGTATCAGGAGTAGTGTTAACCCCATTACCCTCAGTTGATTGAGGATTCATTACATAATCTTGGAAAGGACCAACATTAAGAGCAGTTGTGTAATATCTTATTTCTTGATATGAACCTGAAAATTTATTATATGTTTTACCTCCTAAACTAATAGAATTAGAAACAGCGCTAAAATATGAAACATTACTTCCAGTCCAATTAGCTATACTAGCAGTACTAGTAAAGGAAGAAGAGGCTATATACCCTATTTGAGCTCCATCATCACCATTATAGATACTATTAGCAGCATATAAATTAAAGATTGAACCAGTACGAGTAACCATTACTGACCACCAATCTCCATTAAAGAAAGGTAAATATACACTAGCTGAGGTAGTTCCGTTTGCTGTAAATTTTAAAGTACCATATTGGTTATATGGATCTGTAATTGATCCTGAATATGAACTAGAAGCAAATCCTGATCCAGTATATTCTAAAACTACAGCTACATTGCTACCATTATTTAAAGACCAAAGACTTTGTGAAGGATTAGATACAGCTAAATTAACAGCACCAGTTGATCCTGAAGAAGGGAGTTTAAATCTAAATTGTACAGAAGCAGGAACATTATTGGGTGAAGCCCAAGCACTGTTTAAACTCCAACTTGAAGAAACAGCACTAGCTAATGTACCTGTATTTAAACTATAGTCAAATATTCTTTGCCAGTAATCCCAATCATTTACATTAAGTTTATCTTTACCACCAAACTCATTTACTCTTAAGATAGTATTAGGAATACCATATAGTCCAATCAAAGTATTAAGACCAGTTAATGTACCTTTAGTTTTAAGTAAGTAAGGTAAATTGTGGTAAATTCTCTTATAGATTCTCTTATTTACATCATCTAGAGGTACAGCATCAGCAGAAGATGTTATGTAATTGTTTACATATTCTAATCCTGATCCTGTAGGTACAGGTAAAGAACCTGTAGCATCATATGGGAATGTATAACTACCTGAAGGATCAAATCCTAAGAAAGCCTCATATAAGTTAGCTACACTAAAGTTATTCTGATAAATCTTAACTCCTAAATCCCTAATAATATCAGCTACAATATCTTTAGAGATACCATAATTGATACGGTTATCAGCATCCCATTTATTGGTAACATCCTTTAAGTAAATCCAAGTATCATCAAAGCTTTGTGCAAGCATGTCTACAAACAGCTCCAAAGGTTCATTTTGAACATCCTGGTTTATATAGGTAGGTATTGAATTATAAAGATAATTATCATTATTATTATCATATACTGAACCTGAAGCTAAATACTCAGTAAGCCAAGCTAATCCAAGTACCGAATTAGTAGCAACATTGATGTAAGGAGGACCTGTTACTGGGTTAGTTTTAGGCCAAGCACTTGAACCTGACTCATAGTACAAATAGTACTCATAATGGTCAAAGTTATCTAAAATATCTTGTATCTTTAGTTGCCATACATCTTGGCTAGCTGAAGCAAAAGTATTTGATGGGGTTGTGCCTGATAAACTACTACTAACTTGATATTCTTCAATTAATTGAAGTTTATAGTAGAAGTTTTCAACACGTTTTTGAGCTGAAGAGAAAAATATAAAATTACTGAAATCATCATAATCTATATTAATCTGTAATCCTCTACCAGCTAAATATGAATTTAATTGATATTGGTAACTTGAAGTGACAGATGTTTTAAGATTAGATTGACTTAAATAATCTGTTGAGTTGTTAATTTGGTCATTAATGTTTAAGTTAACATTAGGACCTTTTAACTGAATTACATCTTCTTGAATATCTAAAATATCCTGGTAAGTAGCCTCATAAGCTAGAGGGGCTGATACTTCAATAGCAACCCATAGCTCATCTTTTAAACCAAACTGTTGAGGTAGAGGTTCATAAAGTTTAATTAAAACTGTAGGATCATCAATTGATGAAGTATCTAATAAAATGTTATTAGCTATAACAAGATTATTTGCTCCAAAATTTAGATAAAAATCTAATTTATAAGTAGTTAAATTTATTTCTTCTGTAAAAAGAGCAGTACTTGTTATTATATCTAAATTGGATATAACATTAGAGTCTAGTCTTAATTCCGTTCTATCTGTTGAGATTTCCTTAATATAATATGGGCTATCAGCTGATGAATTAAGACGATTAGATAAGAAGTTATACGCGAGATAATATAGTCCATCCTCACCAACATAATTTAAAACATCTTGTTCTGGGTTGATGGTTAATATATTATCTATAACTCTATAGTCTGTAAAGTTATAGTCTAAGAAAATAATATTGGAGTTATAATCATATAGATAAAACTCCACAATATCAGTAGATTGGTTAAAACTAGAAGAAACCTCAAAAGAGGGAATTAGTGTTTCATCTTGCAATGAATAGTCCTGGTAGGTAAAATCTACCGCATTAACTTGAGTTATGTTTACTAATTCACTCATATTTGTATATTACTGATGTTACTGACACTAGACTGTAAACTTGATACTTGCTGATTTAATTCTAAATTAGCTTGTCTTAATTCAGTTACTTCATCAATTAAGGCTTGCAATTCATCTGTTATAACAGCAGTTGTACCAATGTATTCTTGGCTAGTCTTGATAAGGTACTCATGAGAATTTACTTCTCCAAATTTAGGTATATCAAAGAATAATTGATTGTAAAAATCAAAAAATTGATCAACTGTAGGTAAATTAGAACCTGTTGGTTCTGAAGTAGGAGATACTAATTGAGTAAAAGATGTATTGATAGTTCTATCATACTGTCTTTTCTCAAATACCTGTTTAGTTAAATTAACTTGTTGATCCATTATCCATTAATAACTTTGAAATAATACTCATTATCAAATACTATAGTATTCCCAGATATAGTACTCTGGATAAGTATCTGATAGTATCTTTCAGGTTGAAGACCATTCATATGAACATCAAAGTAACTACCAGAAGGATCTGTACTAATTAAAGTATAAGTTGGATCAAATTCTACTATATATTCATTTGTGTCTAAGTCTTTAATAGCCCAATATGAAGAACCTGATGGTAAGTAGTAATTTGTAGTATAGATAGAGGATGTTTGGAATGCTCTAGCTGGGAATTGAGGACGAACATTTAGTCTAAATCTTTGAATACTCTCACTATAGAAAAATCCTGGATTATTAGCCAAAGAAACATATGGATTTGACCCAGTAATTTGGGTTAATGAGCCAGTAATAAAACTAAAGTCTTTCCATTTAAATTCTAGACATGGAGGGTAGATAGTGTGGGTATCTACTGAGAAATATTTTAAAGTAATTTGTTGGTTAATATTATCAACAAACTCTTGAGATGGATCTTGTCTAACAATAAAACCATTATTAGACCAGGAACCACTATTCCATTGTTCTACTATATTTTTAACTCCAAAGTTTATATCAAGATCTGATCTATAAGAAAATACTTGACTAGCTTGACTTCCAGTCCACCAAACACCACCACCTGGTGTATTGTTAGGATCATAAGAACCGGTTGTACCTGAGGCATAACTAGCAGTTAACCAAGCATTACTTCCTGAGTAAGTTCTCCAAACCCAAGAAACACCATTTTGCACTTCAGGGTCATCCATATACTTACCAGTTCCCATATTCCAAGAACCAGATACAGCATTAGTTAAAATTGTAGTGTCTGTTTGTAAATAAGTAGCATTAGCTACAAATATTTTTAAATCAGCAGTCCATTGTTTGTTTCCAATTAAACTTTGAGAAACATAAGATAAATCACTACTAGCAAATTGAATTAAGAAACGAGAAGTTTGAGGCAGTTCACCATTTACTTGAACACTGCCTGTTAAAAAGTTAGTAGAAGCATCTAATATCTCATCTAATCCTGTATTTTGACTAGGATAAGCTGAGTAGATTGTAGCGTCTTGGGTAGGGAATATTTTATATACTGCCATTGTTTCTTAATTATAAAGGTACTACTCTACCACGAATATCACTTTGAGGATATTTTACCTCAAAAATCATAGGATCAATTGAAGGGTAAATTACTCCTGAAATAGTAGCTCCTGTAACATCATAAGCATACTGGGAATAACCATTTATTGTTCCTACTCTATTTGATATTACTATATTTTTTACTGTTTGAACTCCTTCAACTCTATCAAGTAAAAGGTATAACTCTCTTAAAACAATAGGTTCATTAATTTGCCATTCATCAATAGCAAAATAAGCCTGTAATTCTGAAATACAATTAGTTAAAACTTCACTATTAACATACTCAGGTAGAGTAATGATATCAAAATCTACACCAATATTTACAATAAAGGCATCCTTAATACTAATAGTGTCTCCTATAACTCTATACTGGGATAGATAAGTAGATAAATTTTGTTTTAAAGCAGCTGAACCTGTAACTAATTGGTTTTGGTTGTTTGAGGAAAGAATATATAAATCTAAGGTTGAAGGTAATTCACCTTGACTTACATTTTGTTCTTTAGTAGGCTCAATAAAAGCTTTAGAAACTACTCCATACTTAGCAGGCATTGAAAGTGCTCTAACTAAGTAATCATCTTGAGTTACATTACGAAGTTGTGATGCAAAATTAGAAGAAGCATTTTGTCTAATCTCTTCTAATGTATCACCATCTTGCCCTCCAGTAGCAGCTTTAGGATTATTAACTGCAAATGAGTTAAAATAAGTTTGAGCTCCTGATAAATTGTAAGTAGTAAAATTTAAAGTACCTGCAAATGTAGTTAAAGTATTTGCTTGAACATTTGAACTAATTCCACCACCTGTTAAATATCTAACTGTTAAAGTAGTTTGATAAGGAGCAATACCGTAAGTATTATTAAAAATAAAGTTAGTAGGTGAGTAAGCAGCTGTTAACTTATTTTTTTCAAATGGTAATCCTAAACCTACATTATTTGGATTAGGTACAATCACCTCATCTGTATCAGCTGAAGTACCAGCTCCAAATTGGATTTGAAGAGTAGTTTCATTCAAGACACGAGTAACAAATCTTCTTTGTACTTGTTCTAGTTGTAAAAGGTATGGAGTATTAGAACCATCTGTAAAATAAGTTGGATTATTTACATTAGTGTTCTTAATAGAGGTATAGACCATTTCTTGAGCTAGATAATCAACCTCATACCATTCATTACCATCTGAGTCTACTATATCTAAAATCCCTATAATATTATCATCAGTAATAGATACAGTAGCAAACTCTTGAGGAGTTGTAAAAGTAAATGTGGTAGTATTAATAGTAGCTGAAATAGCTCTACGAGTTTTCTTTAAAAGATATTCTGAAGGATTACCAGCATTAGTAGCATATACAGTTATTTCTGTAGGATCACCTGAAGATGAAACTGTAAAGTCTACTGGGTCTTCTACTAAGAAACTTATATTATTATTTAAATTAGATTGAATAGTAGAATTAGCTGATGCAATCAAAGCATATCTAAAATCAGGAACATAAGTACTTCCTGAGGCTGGGATTCTTTGATAGAAATCAATATCAGTAGTGGCTACACCTGTTACTTTAGGTTTGTAACCAAACATATAAGCTAAATCAAATACATTATTTGCTTGTCTAGCATACTGTAAAAATGTTTCTTGGTATTGATTGTCTAAATAGAAAGACATCACATCCCCTACATAAGAAGCCATTTCAATCAACATCATACCAGGTGATGAAGGACTAAAGTCATTATAAGTTGTAGGGAAATAAGTACGAGCGTAGTTAATTAAACTACTCCTGAACTCAGTAAAGTCCTTATTTAGGTATGTTAGATTTCTTTTAATGGCCATCTTAATTATATACTAGCGTTGAGTACTTCAACTTGATTTTGAAAACTATATGCTATTTGAATATTTACATAGTTTTGACTTGGGTCTGGATCTGAAGTAACACTTATTACATTAATTTCAGGGAACTGTCTAGTTAGGAGAGAAGAGATAAGATCTGTTAGTCCTGTTGTTTCTCCTAATTCCATAGCTTCAAATACTTGTCTTCTTAAATCAGCTCCAAAATTAGGATTTAAAATACGTTCTCCCTTATTAGTCATCATATAATTGATGATATTATTCCTAAGTGCTTGTTGAGTTGTATAGTTAGAAGTAAAGGGTTGAGTGTTATAAAAAGGTAAAGTAAATCCTATAGCATTTCTCTTGCTTCTATCTATTGGGTTAAGCGTTGGAATAATTTGAGTTGCCATTATTTTTTATTCATTAAGCCCATAATCATATCTAGACCTACATTACCATCTGGTAATTTAGAGCCTTCACCTGAGGTATTCATACCTGGGGCTACTTGTAAAGTTGTTTGGTTCATGCCCATTCCTCTAGCATCCATTGAGTTAAATGAAAGAGTATCTTGACCTCTTCTCATGTCACCCATAATACTTTCCATCATAGCTCTTTTTTCGGCTGTGGATTTTTGTGGGGCTTGTGTTGTAGTTACTGTTCCATAACCACCTACTCCAACTGGAGTTTCAATGATTGGAGCTTTAGGAGCACGAACTGCTTCCAAAAGGATATCTTTTAATTCCTCTTGGATAGCTTCTCTAACTGCTTCTTTGATAAATGATTTTAATTCACTTGGTTTCATCTGTTATAAATATTGAATTTAGTAAGCTTTTAAATTATCTCTGTCAATAATTAGCTTAAGTTCATCGATTAATGTTTGATTACTTGTAGTAAAAGATAACCCAGTTTGTAATAATACAATTCCTGATTGGTTAAGAGCTAAAGCTCTTCTACGAGTAACAGTAGGACTAAAAGGTACTTCTTCTACTTTAAAGATAAATCCTTTATAAGATCCATCATTGGTTGATGCTTTATCAATTTCATTAGATACTACTTGTATAACCTCAGATATAGGATCTAGTTGAAGATTAAGTCCACTATCTTCTAAACATAAACTAATTAAAGAATCTAAAGATTGTAAAGCTTTAACTATTTTATTAATAATGGCTGATAAGATACTAAATGGTAAAGAAATACCACTAAATATAGCTGCGTTTTTATCTACAACAGGTATAACTTCATCATCAATAGTTTCTAAATCATTTAATATTGAAGGTACAAATCCAGGTACTGTAGGTAAAAATTTAGCAGCAGCTGAAATTCCTATTTTAGCTAATGTTTCAACTGAAATGATATTTTGTAAAGTGGTAATTAAACTTTGTAGATTAGTTACACTATTATTTAGAGTATTAACTTGATTTCCTATAGCATTTAGTTGTCCTACTATATTGTTTCTCATTTCAACTAATTGTTGTAATCTTTGAGGACTAGGACAATATTGAGCTTTTAACTGAGCTAAAGCTTCTGGACTAGTTGCTTGGTCTTTAGCTTGATTAAATTGATCTAGTGCAAATTCTGAAGCTAGAGAGGTAAGTTTAGGTAAAATAAGTTTAAGAGTCTTTTTACCTAGATCTAAGAATTTTTTACCTAATTTACCAGTACCTTGAGGTTTTAAATTATCTGGGGTATTAGATTGAATTAAGGAAGGATCTATTTGAGTTAATTCAATACTCTGTTGAGCTGCTCTTCTATCAGCTGCTCTTTGTAATCTTTGTTCCTCTATTTGTCTAGGGGTAGCCATTATACAGTTTTAACAGAGTTTGATTTTAAACTTTCAAGATTTAATAATAAATCATTTATATTACTATTAACTAAAGTAGCTGCTGTTCTAGTAGGTTCTAATGGAGCACCTGGGGGCACTCCTACCTGAGCTGATAAGTTAGTAGTTAGGGTAGCTAAATTTTCTAATAATTGAAATAAAAGATCAACAGTAGCGTTACCTAATAAAACAGGTTCAGTAGCACTTTTAGAACCTAAATAAACTTCATTTGCTTGCAAAGTGACAGGACCTGTTGTATCAAAATTTATAGACTCAACAGCATTTAAGTTAATAGACTTAGCTGAACTAAAAAGTAAGTGATCTTGAGTAGTATTAAATATTAAGCGTCCTGAATTAAGAATTATCTGTTTCCCAGCATATTGGTTAGGAGTAATTGGTTGTTGCCCATCTGGATAACTAAAGTAATCATTAATGCTGGAAACATTAATAGGCAAATTTTGAGTAGAGGTAAGATAAATAGAAGAATCATCTCTATTAACATCTTCTGTTATTCTATCCCAATTAAACTCAGTTTCTACTTGACCTTGACCATTTCTAATAATTGTGATAGGATCACCATTTGAACCTGTTGAAGACCAGTTATTAGTAGATCCAGATACAGTTGAACCATATCTTATACTATTACCAAATCTACCTTCGTATATAACATCTCCTTCAAATGCTTTTAGGGGATGTATATTGTCTATGATAGGGAATGTCTTACCTAAATTAATACTTTGAGTAGTATTAGTAACAATTAAATTACTACCTAAATCTACTTCCTGATATGTTTTCTGTTCTGAAGGTGAAGTAGAAGTGTTAGGATTTAAAGCTGAAGGTAAAGCGTTTAAATAATTGTTATTAAAAACGTTTATTGGAGGGAAATAATATAAAGTATTAGCCCCAAATTGCTCTTGAGCTATAATAGTAGGTAGAGCAATCATATACACTATCTCATTAATTAATGGATAGGTTTTAATATTAGTAAATAAAGGTATTGCTATTGAGCTTAGATTAGCTACATTAGCTGGGACTGCATCTATAAGTTGATATTTTATAAGCCCAATACCAGCCTCACCATAAGTGGAGTATTCAGAATGGGTATCATCCAGTATTATATCGACTACTCTACCAACAGTGATAAGTCCACTGACCGCTAATCCTAAGTTGGTTTGATAACTAGTATTAGGATTATTTACAATAACATTGCTACCTTCCTGCCCATATTGGTATCCCATTACTCTTCAGATTTAAACTTGTTTATTTCATCAAGTAATTGTTGTTTTTCTTCATCTGAAATACCTAAACCTGCATCAGTTGCTTCACTATTCATTGCACGTTGCGCTAGAGCAGCCATCTTAATTAATAGGTCATCATTTTTGATGCCCATTTCTAGGTATTCTTTAATTAAGGGAACTAAGAGAGTAGCATCACCTATTTCTTCAATCATAGGTTTTAGTTCATTGATAAGAGCATTTATTTGCTTATCTTTTTTCTTTTGATTGTCATAGATTTCCTCCAATAAATCAGAGAATTTCTTTTTACCAAATACGGTTTTATCAAACTGGCTCATGGTTATAAATATATTTATTTAAACTCTACATAACCGTGTTCTAAATAATGTATATAGTTAGATTTAAATATATCGTATAGCTGATTAGCTATCTTGGTTATTTTAGGGGTTTTAGCATCTACTTGTTCACGAATGTAGATATATAATGCTTTCTTATTAAAGACATCTATACTATCACGTTTACGGAATAATTCTAGGATAGCATCTGCAATTTGAGCATCCTCATCTTTAGGAAACAAATCAAAAATATTTTCAGTACAATGGCTTGTAAACTCATCTATGTAATATGATAGTTTATCATCATGAGCATCTTGTAATGTTTCTTCAATCTGATAAGAATATCTTTCATTTTCATCTAATCCTTCTACTGGAGCTTTATCAATTCTACGCTTATAGTTTCGTGTATTAGATATAATTAGATATCGTTTAGCAATTGTACCAAAATAAGAGTATGCTTTAGCTCCTTTAGTTTGGTCATATAGATGCATTTTAGAGAGAAGGAAGGTAATTACCTCATGCTGAAGATCTTCAATATTCTCAACTTCTGTATAGTAAAACTTAAAGGTATGAATAATATTCTCAGTAAGTTTAAAAAAAGCATAGTGAATATATCTATGATAAATTCTTTCTTTTTCTAATGAACTAGTTGTTTTATTATATCTTACAATAGCATCCTCTGTTTCTTGAGTGAAGTATTGTACACCTTTTTTCTTTTTAGGGGCTACTTCTTCACTCATAATTTAATGTTGTAGGGCCTTAACATATTATTTAACATTTTAAGTCGTTCAAAGAAAAAACCTACTTCATCATCACTTTGGAAAGTACCCCTAGAGTCAATTTCATCAATTCTTTTATTAATAAACTCTATAGTACTACCTAAACCATTGATATATTCTTGGTAAGAAATAATAGCATCTTCAGCTTTTTCATTTTTCTTAAGAAGGTTAAAGGTCGTGTATCCTAAGACCACGACCAAAACCGAGAGTATAATAATTGTAACTATCATATACTATCTAATAAACTTTTTAGTCCTTCGCTTTTAACTGAACCAAGTGCTTTTTGCTTGGTAGCTGAAGGAGTGTTAGTTGTTTTTTTAACTGGAGTTGCTTTAGCTGTTCCATTTTTAAATCTAGGCAACCATTCACGCTCAAACTCAATACGAGCAGCCATCATATCAGCAAAATGGAGAATATAAGGAAGTGAAGTACGTGGTTTAACTTCAGGAGTGAATCCCATAAAGTACTTTTTATTTGCTTCATCATACAAACCATCATGAGTTTGAATACCTACCATTTCATTGAAGGTGTATTGAATACCATGAGCTTGAAGAAGATAGAGACCACGATCAGGAACTGAAGCGAATGCAATTTTATCATTATGCATATAATCTTCACCTAGCTTATTTTTTCTCCACTCATCAGTTTGGGGAATATAAGCTTCATTTGCTTCATCACCCATCTTACCTAGGTCATGGTTAATTGCGGCAAAAACAAGTTCTTCAATAGTATATGTATCTGTATCTACTCCTTCATCAGACCATAGTTGGTGTTGTTTAAGAGCACAACGTACAACACGAATAACATGTTCTACATAACCACCTGGGAAAGCATTATGGTATTCTTTTTTATGGGCAGCAGGCATTAGCATCAAGCGATCAGCGTACTGATTATAAAAGTCTAGGAGTTTTTCTTTACGAGGTGAAGAGATATGTTCTCTAATAAGACCTAAAAATACTCCCCAATTGTTTTGGATTTGTTCTGCTGTAAGATTCATAACTTTTATTTAAATTAACCTACTCGTTGAATCATTGTTTTAATATCAGCAATAATCTCTTCTGATTCAGCTAACATTTGTTTGTATTGATCAGCAGTTACACCTGGACGGGTAAGCATCACGTACATTGTTTTAATTTTGCCTTCAAGCTTCTCAAGCTTTTGCATGGCGATTTCTGGATTTCTCATTATGAAATATTTTTGTTAGATATAAGATAATATAGATGTATATAAGAATCAAGTTTACTTGATGAGTCTTTCAACCATATCTTGAATTTGTTTAAGGTGAGCACATTTCTCGTACTCTTCTTTACCCTCAAAGAATTTAATAGTTAAAGCTAAAGCATAAACTAAATTATCATCTGCAAATGTTAATATTGCGTCTACATCTACCCTACGTTTTAGATCAAGCTTAGAGGCATAAAACCAAGCCCTAGAATAAGTTACCATCTCAGCCATATCATCTAGGCCTGCCATTTCCTTAACTAAATCAGCTGGTAAGTTATGTTTGAGTTGGTGGTAGAAGGATTGGTTATTTAAGATAATTTTCTTAAGCATGCCTATCCAAAACATAGGTGTTTCCTGGATCAATATGATATCCTCAGCAGCTTTGGCTTTCTTCTCTAATGGAGTGTCAAATTCTGCTGAACCGAATAAGTCGAATATCTTATTAATGTCCATTTGCATATACATATATAGGATAAAATTGCTCTTCCTGCTGGACTTGAACCAGCGACCCTCTGATTAACAGTCAGATGCTCTAACCAACTGAGCTAAGGAAGACTAAATGGTAGAGCTTCATCCTACGTCGGACTAACCTACTCTACCTGGTAGGGAACTTTTATGCGATTAATCGACAACCTACAGGACCATTCGTGAGATTAGCTTCCTCCAATGGTTGTTACCGTCCTAGTGCTAAATCAGGTAACTGCTGAGCCTCCAGTCGGATTCGAACCAACGACCTACTGATTACAAATCAGTGGCTCTACCAGCTGAGCTATGGAGGCATTTGAGAGGTTTTTTCTAAGACGCTATCGGTTCACG